GGTTAAGTGACCTAACGCAAAAAATCCCATTTCGTTTTTTTCACCATATTGACACATGAACCACCAAACCATCGCGCTCACTGAGCTATCGCTCGACCCGTCAAACGTGCGCAAACACTCGCGGCGCAACCTCGACGCGATCAAGGCCAGCCTGCGCAAGTTCGGGCAGCAGAAGCCCATCGTCGTTGACGCGAAGGGCATCGTCTTGGCCGGCAACGGAACGCTCACCGCAGCGCAGGAACTCGGCTGGACCGAGATTCAGATCGTGCGCACCGAGCTTGCGGGCGTCGAGGCCACGGCGTTCGCCATCGCGGACAACCGGACGGCGGAGCTGGCGGAGTGGGAGGAGGACAAGCTCGCTCAGGTGCTGCAATCGCTCAAGGTCGAGGACGCGGATTTGCTTGCGGCGACCGGCTATGATCCGAGCGAATTCAGTAAGCCCATAACGGAAACCATAATTCCAGACAGCCAAGCAAAGGAGATTAACGTCGAAGGATTTGAAATGGTGTGCAAGTGCCCACGATGCGGAATGGAATTTGATCCTCCAAAAAATGAAACCTGATTGCGCATGGAATCTAACTGACCTCGCCGCCGTGCCTCAAAACGGCATTAAGGTTATGTCCACGTTTGCTTGCGGGGGCGGCAGCTCAATGGGCTACAAGCGCGCAGGGTGCAGCATCATTGCGGCAAATGACATCGACCCTGAGATGGCGTGGCACTACAAGCGAAACCTCAACCCGCCGATTTATTATCTTTGCCCGATCCGCGACTTGCTGACCGCGGACCTATCGCCTGAGCTTTTCAAGTTAGATATTCTCGATGGCTCGCCACCTTGCTCGACGTTCAGCATGGCCGGAAGTCGCGAAGAGGGTTGGGGCAAAGATAAACACTTCCGCGAAGGACAAGCGAAGCAGGTGCTTTCAGATTTGTTCTTCGATTACCTCGACCTCGTGGAGCGATTGAAACCGCGCGTGGCTATCGCCGAGAACGTCAAGGGTATGATTCTAGGCAACGCCAAAGGCTACACGAAGCTCGTGATGGAACGCTTCCGAAAGATCGGCTATCGCCCGCAGCTCTTTCTCTTGAACGGTGCAGACTGTGGAGTTCCGCAACGACGGGAGCGCGTTTTCTTCTGTGCGGTTCGGGATGACTTGCTGGGCGCGCAGTTGGTGCTGAAGCCGCAACATCGGTGGATAGGACCAGCTGAATCTTGTGCTGACATACAGCAATTAACCGACGACGAGAGAAACGATACTAAGCACAAGAGTGAAACCGATTTGATATGGTGGCCAAAAACAAAACGAGGGGAGCGGTATGCCGACGCAGTGGTAAGATCGGGAGCAAAGGAAAAGCTGTGGAACCACAAAAAGCTGCATCCCGTCACGCCGTCAAACTCTCTCACTGCAACGCATGAAATGATCAACCATTGGGATTCGCCAAGAACCCTCACCTTCCGCGAATGGAAACGCCTCGGCGGCTTCCCAGACGACTACCACGCCAAAACAGACAAGATCGGCAAATACATGATCGGAATGAGCGTACCGCCGAAGATGACCGAGGTCGTCGCCCGCGCCGTGATCGACCAGTGGCTTAAACCGAAATGACCGACCCCGAGCAGTCACCATCCGAAATCCTCGCCCGCCGCAACGTCCAGAACATCGCGGTCAAGCTCAAGGCGGGCAAGACGCTCACGGCCTCGGAGCGGAAGGCGCTGAATGATTTCCAGACCGGCCAGCTCGACGGCTGGGTGAAAGACCTGAGCACGCTCGCCAAGGAACTCGGCTTGTCACGCCAAGCGATCTACGACGCGCGCAATCGCTTTCCTGACGCACCGAAGAAACACGAGGACGGACGCCGCGAGAACCTCGCCGCGTGGCAGCAGTTCTGCGCCGAGAACGTGATCGGAAAGGACGTGGCGACGAAGACCCTCGCCGAACTCAAAGCCGAACTAATGCGCGAGCAAATCCGACTCGCCCGCAGCAAGAACGAGCGCGAAGCCGGTGACGTCATCGACCGCGAAGTCGTCGAGGCAATGCTGGTCACGCTCGGGCAGAAGCTCAACCTGCTCCTGCGCCTCAAGCTGGAGGTCGAGCTCGGACCACGCGGCGTCGGGATGAACGCGGCGGAGCTGAACGTCGAAGGCGGCGTCATCCTCGGCGAGATTCGCGAAGTCATCAACGCGAACATTGCGACGTTTGAGGGCGAGGCGCTGGATAGGTCGCGTGATGGAGAGGGGCAAGCGTGACCGCCTCCGACGCGCTCCTCACCACCCTGCGCCTCCCGCAGCCCGACATCTCGCCGATCTACGAGTGGGCCCGCAAGCACATCATTTTGCCCGAGTCCTACGCGACCAGCGGTCCGTTTAACGTCAAGATTTCGCCGTGGCTGATTCCGATCTTCGACGCGTTGCAAAACCCGCTTGTGCGCCGCGTGCATTTCCGCAAGGCGGTGCAAATCGGCGGCACGCTCGTCGCTGACATCTGGGTGCCGTGGCTAATCTGCAACGACGCGGGGCCGATCTCGTGGACCATGCAGACCGACGAGATGATCGACCGGCACGCGAAGTCGCGGCTGAACCCAATCTTTGAATCATGCAAGCCGGTCGCGGCGATGCTCCCGCGCGTCGGGCCGCACCGGACGACGACGGAGATTTACTTCGGCGGATTCTTTTTCCTGCTCAATCCGGCAAACCTTTCGAGCCAGCAATCGCAGTCGATCCGCTACAAGATCAATGACGAAATCTGGCTCCCGAAGTGGCAGGAGGTTTACGGTCACGCCGTCGCCCGCGTCAGTCGCTTCGAGGAAGTAGGGCGCAGCAAAATCTACAACACGAGCCAAGCGCCGATCATGGACCTCGAAACCGGCAACGTCGAGGACACGTCGTTTCGCCAAGGCAATCAGCAGGAGTGGAGCACGGAATGTCCTTCGTGCCGCAAGGTGCATCCGATCGCCTTCGCGCTCGAAAAGAACGAGGACACCGGCTTGCGGGGCGGCGTGGTCTGGGATGCCGCGGCGAAGCGCGATGACGAGACGTGGGACGTGCCGCGGGCGGTCGCCTCGTGCCGCTTCCGGTGCCCGCACTGCGGGCACGAATCGCCCGACACCGACACGACGCGCAACGGGTGGAAGCGCGCCGGTCGCTTCGTGCCGATGAACCCAGCGGCGCCGCGAGAGGTGCAGAGCTTCCGCGTCGAGGCCGTCGTCAGCCGCCCGATGCGGTTACTCGTCGAGGAGTTTTGCGAAGCCGACAATCACCACGTTCGGCAGGGTGATGACAAGATGAAGATCGAGTTCCGCACGAAGCGCGAGGCGAGGCCGTGGATTGTCGAGAAGAAGGTCGTGAACCTATTCGTTCAGAAATCGGATTACACCGTCGCGCAGTTCAGCAACGGCGAAGGGATCGAAGGCGAGGTCATTCGCTTCATGGCCATCGACCGGCAGCAAGACCATTGGTGGGTGGAGATTGGGGCGTTCAGCTCGGCGACCGGTCCGACCTACCGGCAGCTCTATTTCGGGCGCATTGAGACGCGGGACCAGCTGCGGCAGATGCAATACCGCTACAAGGTGCAGGATGCGTGCGTCGCGCAGGATCGCGGCTATCGACCGGCTGACGTGGACCGCGACTGCGCCGACTTCGGTTGGCGCGGGATGCGCGGGCACGCGCGAAAGACTTGGACGATGCGGGACGACGCGAGCGACAAGCTCATCAACTTCCCGTTCTCGGAGCCTCGCGTGAGCGACTACCGAGGCGGGGATGTCTATTATTACGATTGGTCGGGTGACTACTTCAAGGACCTCCTCGCGAACGCGCTGGAGGCCAAGGGCGATCTCAAGTGGCTCCTGCCGGCCGACGTGAACCCGCTCTACCTCGAACACCTAAAGGGCGAGTCAAAGGTGGAAATCCGCACCGGTGTTTGGGAGTGGCGCGAGGTCAAAAGCAACGCGCCCAATCACGGCTTGGACACCTCGGCGATGATGCTCTGCATGGCGACAATCGCCAACGTCGTGCGCTACACGCCAGCGAAAGACTGAGCCTAGTTTGACGTTTCGAGCCTTGGTATGCTCGACAACCCATTTCTCGGACTGGACAGCGCGACCTTGACGGCGCTCAAGACCAAGACGATTGACGCAATTCAAGCGGTGCTGCTCAACCAGAGCTACAGCCTGAACGGCAAAAGCGTATCGCGCGCGGACCTCAACGCGCTCAACAATATGCTCGGCAACTTGCAGGACGCATTGACGGACGCGGCGGGCACGTCCACGGATACGGTCTTCGTGAGCTTCACCGGAAACTGACCAACATGGACAACGACTTTTTCGACCCGTCAAAATTCATCGCCAATAAACCATGGCTCGACCGCGCGATCGAAAACATCGCGCCGACATGGGGATTGAGACGGCTAGAGGCTCGCGTGCAGAAGTCACTCTTTGAGTACAACGCGGCGCGGACCAATCGGCTCTACGCTCCAAAGCAATACGCGCAGCCAGCGGAGAGTTCGCAGAACCAGCGAGACCGCGTCGTGATGATGTTTGAAGCACAGGACTTGACGCAGAATTTCCCAGAGGCTCGCGAAATTTCACGCAAGTTCGGGACGTATCTCACGCCCAACGAGTATTCTCCGACGACCGGAGACCGCGACTACAACCAGACAATCAGCGAGTACTTCCACGCGTGGTGCAAATCGTGCGACGTGACGAACCGGCACAGCTTCAAGAAGCTCGTGCAGCTCGCCGCTGAGGAGCGGCCGGTCGATGGCGATTGCGGATTCGTGATTCGTCGCAGCGGCGAGGGGCTCAAGATTCAACTCGTGCCCGCGACGCGCATCGGCAACCCAAACGACACGGCAGTCGCGTCGAACAACTACTACCAAGGCATCATCACAAACGACTTCGGCCAGCCGGTCGCCTATCGGATTTACCGCGTGGATCGAAACGGCGTTTACTTCGGAGCCGAGGACATTCCGGCGAATCAGTTTTGCCATTACATTGACCCG